CGGTCATCTGGTTTTTACTGAGTATGCGTTTCGCCATAATTTAAAAACAGGGTGAAGTTTCCTTCACCCTATCTCGATCACCCCCTTGTTATGATGTTGATAAATCAGCAATCATACCTAGCCCTTTTTCTTGGTCCACTTTTAACCCTAACTCAGTGATGATCATGCGTTTCTCGGCATCACCTGTTTTAGCTAATTTCACTTGTTTCATCGGACGTAACGTCGCAACGGCACATAAGTCTGGATCTAATACGAAAGCATCTCTAGCGCGTTGAAAACGGTTAGCGACGATTTCAAGATTCCCGAAGTCCGAAACATAAATATCCGCAGCTCCGATAATGGTGCCTGGCTTGTTGCCATCCACATTGAAACGCTGACCTGCGATGCCCGCGAAGGCAGAGATCTTAGTTTTAACGTGAGGGCCAACCATAACCATTTTAGGTTTGCCGCCCTCATTCCACATAGACTGAACGACAGCCTTCAACATCGCTTCGGTGATCTGACGCTGAGTGCCGTCAGTTCTAGCTGCTGTAGAGCTGGCCGCATCAGCGCCGGAAGTGCCTTTGGATGTGTTGGTCGCAATCCAAGAAGGTAGCCCTCTTGTTTTACGCGCAGCCGTTGTAGAGCCAGCAACTGCACCTTGGTTGCTCAGTAGATTAAATTCTACATCTCTCTTAAGTTCAGATCCAGATTTTGCGAGCTGGAAACTCAGTTCTGAGCGCCTACCCGCAGCGTCAATCGACTCCAGGTTGTCTGCCAGGATGAAATCCTTACGCATAATCTGCGTGTAGTTGCCTACGCGAACAGTAGGTGTGACAGCCGAGAACGATGTTACATCATCGCCGTCGATCTGTGCATTTGCAGCCGCTGCGCTCAATTCATCTTGCTGAAATTCAAAGTAAGTGTTGTTAACACTTTCGCTGCGGATGTTGCTCTGAAATGGGGTATCTTCAGGGCTGATGTTCTTAATTACATTTGATAGTTCTTCACGAATACCCACACTGCTGTATTTCGTGAAAGTGTTTGCTACGATAGCCATGTTTTATGTCCTTAATCTAAATCTAATGTCATTAGGAGATCTGCCGCATCACGGTAGCTCCCAGTCTGTTTGAGTTTACCGGCGGCATTTTTAGCCGCAGTACGTTTTGCGTTCGGAGTTGCTTTCGATCCAGGGCGAACTGCTCTGCCCTTTTTCGAGGTAGTTGCCTTGCGTTTAGCGTTCACACGCTGCTCGCCGACACTAAATTTCCAAGCGTCTCGCAATAGCGCTACATGGCCCGCGTCTGAGATACGGTTTATCTGATCAGGACTCACCCTACCGCTATCGACTGCCCATTTACGCATTTGCGCAACCTCATCAGCCTTCACCTTCTCGTCACTCCAGGCAGGGATCAAGTCCGGCAACAACTGCGCTTGCTCTGCAAGGTGTTGTTGATACTTGGCTTGTTGACTCTGTTGGGATGACTGCGCCAGGCGTTGCTGTTCAGCTTGTATGGCTTGCAACTTAGTTGCCTTGGCCTCCTGCTGAACTTTGTGCTGACGTTCGAGCTTCATGGCTTCAATGGGGTCGGCGGAGTAAGCCTCGTCCCAATTTATGTCGCCCTGGACATCAGCCTGAAGCTGCTGTGCCAGTTGCGGTAACAACTCTGCGTACTGCTGCTCTAAGTGCTGAGAGCGTTGGAACTGCGCCTGAGCTTCTTGGATCTGTTTTTCAACAGCCTTTCGTTGCTCTGCTACATCCTGCGTTTTACGCCGGTAATCAGACTCCCTTGAATAGCCTTTCGTCAGCTCGTCGAACGTGACCTCATGATCTTCACCATTCACTCGAACAGTGTAAACATCAGGTTGCTCATCTTCTTCAGAAAGCTCGTTTTCGTGTTCATCTGTCTCTTCCTCTAATTCGCTGGCCTCATAAGCTTGCTCCTCTTCGGATACGGATACCTCATCGGTCACCGCTTCGACTTGCTCTTCCGGGGTGTCCATTTCGGGATCCATCAAACTAGCCAGGTTAGAAATTGCTTCGACGCCGTCGTACAATCCAATGCCGTTATCAGGCGTGTTGGTTGTTGTCATTGGGTGTTCCTCGTATATATTAAGTGGTCTGCTTTGGCGCGTAGTTTGGTCAAAACGACTTCTAGCGCTGCGGCAATGTTGTGTATCTCTTCCCGCTCCTTGGTGTTATCTGTCCGCATCCAATCCTGAAAGAGGTCTTGCTTAACCTCGTCCACGATGGTGTTAAAGATCTCGTCATCGACGATGGTCGCAGCCACCTGCCCTTCGTCGTGCAATTGTTGTTTGGATTTATTCATTGAGTAGGCCTACCGGACTACTGAGGTATGGCAACATGTTATCTTTTATGTATTTTTCTTGAGCGGCATTTGTCCACTGCTCTGCATTGTTATCAGCGGCTATAACACTCCGTGTATACGCGTCCTTTCTATGATAATCCTCGAACTTCTGCAATGGGTACTGTTTTGCATCGCCATTATAGTTGTCATATAAGGTCTTATAGTAGGCGTCCATATCGTTATTTCGCTGCCACTCATCCCGCATCCCATAGACGTCATTTGTCATCTTGGTCCATTCTGGATTGCCTCGGAGTGTATGTAGCATATCCCCTAAAAGTGCCGTATCCAGATTGCCTTTGATTCGGTCATCGTTAATATCTCCGACGTTAATTAAATACCCATCAGTATTATTCAGTATATTCCCATACTGGTCTGTCGCTCCTGGCCCTTGCGTCTCCAAAATTGAGCCTTCATGCATGGGTAGATCGGGACCATATTTAATTTTATTAGCGCTAAACAGTGGGTATTTTTCTATATTCCGAGCGATAGACGCCTCAACTAACCTTTGCTTTTCTCCTGCGTCCACAGGGCCACCTAATAATCCCATTAGGGTATTCATCGACTACCGGCCTGGATGCCGCGTATCATTTCACGATCCCGGTCTACATGGGCGCGGATCTCTGCAACATTGACGGCGGTGCCGTGTTTGCCTTGGATCTCTGCTGACCTTAGTTCGATGTCCGCGTCTAATTTGTCGCGTTCCAGGTCGTCTTTGCGGATCATCTCTTCGCGTTTAAGCAGAAGTTCAGCGGCTTTCTTTTGGATGTCAGCCTGGATGCTCTGAGCTTGAACCTCAGCCAATAATTCTTCAGGCGACTTCTTCTTGGACTGCTGCGCAGCCTCTGGCGGCACCAAGGGTTGGCCTTCCTGTAATACGTTGATGAACATTGATGGATCTTTAAATCCACTCAACTCCACAATCTTTGCCAAGGTGTAGCTGTATTGTTTCGGGGTGACCAAGGTGTTGACAGGGCCGAGCAGCTTCATCAGCTCTTCCTGTTTGCTGGCGATCTGGGATAGTGCGGCGATGCGTTCTGTCTCAGTACCTCTGCCGAGGGCGACGTTAGATACAACGTCCATGTCGCTTGACCAAACTCTAGGATCGATCGGAACGAATTGGTTGTTCAACCGCGTCATCCGCTCTCCGTCCTGATGCGTCGTGATCAACCTCAAAATCCCTTTGAATAATTGTTTCATGCCCGTCTCTGCGAAGATCCTGGCGATCATTTCGATGTGTTGCTGCGCCTGACTGACGGTTGCGTTGACTGCCGAGGCGGTGCTTGATTGAAGCGCTGCCGCGTCGAGTCCTGCGGCGGCTTTTGAAATCCCAGTTCTATTTTCTCGCAATTCGTCAAGGTAGGCCATAATCGGCATCCCCTCTCTACCGACAAACGGCATAGCGAAGGGCTGAACAGATCCGGCGGACCTCATTCTGATTATCGATCCCACCTCAGTGTTCAAAACGTCATCGATGTTAACCTGACCCTCCACCACGGCTGTGCGTGGGTGGATGCTCATCGCTAATGAGTCCAGGACGTTGCGTAATACAGTTGATTTGGTTTTTTGAATATCCATCACCGCGTCGGCGATAGACATACCAAAAAACGTATGCGGCTCAGGGTCGGGGCAGAACGTCGCAAACGGAATGTCCGCCACAGGCTCCCAGTACAACACTTTATTAGCTGGCCCGATGGAACAGATCTTAATTAATTCAGCAATGCCGTCTCCGTCCATGTCAGCCTTGATGTAGCTCTCTGTGTAGCTAACCTCACGGGCGGCGTCGTCTGAGCGGGTTGCCTGGCCATAGCTCTGCGTGGACTGTCGAGCTGCCAGCTCGTCGGACCAATTTAAAGTAGCTACCTCACCGGCATGCTCCAGGATCTCATCTTCATCGTATCCTCGGGCAACTAAGTCACTAACGGTTAGAGTCGTTCGATGGGCGACTATGGTCGCGTCTTCTAATGACTTCGCTTCGCGATCTATGAGAAACTCTTCAGGCGGGACAGCTTCAACGCGGACTCTACCTTTATCTACCCGGCGTGTGACTGTGGCGTCGAGGGATGGCGGTCCCATCGGCTCGCCGTATTCGTCCATGACCATGTCCAGTTCCGTTGAGGTGACCTCAACCTGTGGATCAGCGGCTAGATACTGTAGCGCGTCGGGGGTTAGCCCCGTGAAATGTTCGGTGGTGACTTCGACATCTTCATCCCACCAGTATTTGATAATCCCAACCTTCCGCACCAGCGCGTCCTTAAAGGCGCTCTGTAGCGTCAGAAATCCGGGGTTGTCCTGGGTGAATATATAATTGATGTACTCGGTGGCTTGTTCAGCTTTTTCGACATTTTCGGCGTTTTTGGGGATGAACTCGACCACCTTATCGGTGGAGAAGAAAATCCGCATGAGTGATGGCATTATCGCGCTGACCGTGTCTCTTACATCGTGTGATACAATCTGAGATCTGCCATCCTCTTCGTTCCCGAACTTGTCACCTTTATAATAAGACGTTGCTTTGGCCCGTTGTGGACCGATGTCGTTATCGATAAAGTCTGCCGCAGAGGACAGTTCAGACTCAACTATGGCTTGAAGGTCATCTTCCGAAAGTGGTGTTTTTGCATCGCTCTCGATGACCTCACTCAACTCATCAATTACAC